GTTGAGTAATGAGATCGTCCGTCGCAGTATCAATCTGTCGATGGGCATAAGCAATTTCTCGGATAACTTTGAGGTTCCGCAGAACACCACCGAGTGTGTCATGGACTACCAGATCTCTTACATAAACAAAAACTATTCGCGTTTTCACGTCGCCCCGACGACACCTTTAGTCTTCTTACTCAAAATAGCCTTTCTTATTCTCGCAGGTTTTTGTACGGTTATTGGGTTGAAGACGTTTTGCAGCATCTTCCTGAACTGCCAGATGTGGGTGACGATTTTTCATTTCATGTTACCCAATTTCGCCAACCAACTGGTCGAACTGTGGTTCAACGTGATCTGGGGTGCAGCGTGGGCGGGGCTGTTTTACCTTTTCCTGATCCTTACCATATCAATAATATCAGGACAGGGTGTGTCAAGCGTATTGGCTGCCGCCTCCCTGCCGTCGATAAGCGACTTTTACGGGGTCTTCGCGGCTTTGTGCGCGATTGGGTACGAGAAAATCTTGACCCCATTACTAGTTCAGCTGATTTGTCTTTTGAACATTGGCTGGACAATACTAGCTACCCCGAGTGGAGACGAGTGGAGCTACGAGCCGTTTGGGATGGAGTAAACCGACGGCTACCCGCCAGGTGTGGGGCGGTCAATCAATTTATCAAGCGCGAGTCCTACACCAAATTTGCTTATCCTCGCGGGATACGATCGCGTCGTGACGTTTTTAAGTGTGCTACAGGCCCACTATTTAAGGCGATCGAAGAGAAACTGTACGATAGTCATTACTTTATTAAGCATGTGTCTGTGCCAGATCGGCCCAATTATATTATGCGTTTGTTGAATCATTTTGGGGTGACCTATGTGGCCACAGATTACACTTCTTTTGAGGCTCTATTTCACAAGGAGCTAATGCTCAGTGTTGAGATTGAGCTATATAAGTACATGTTACGTAATGCCGACCAAGGATTGGTCAGACGAGTGTGTTCCACCCTCGTAGGAAAGAACCGGTGTGTTGCTAGCACCGGTGTAGCTAGACACAATGTTGTCGTTGAAGTTCTAGCCCGCCGGATGTCCGGCGAGATGTGCACGTCGTTGGGTAATGGCTTTACCAATCTGATGTGCTTCTTATACTTGTGTAAGCAGAACGGCGTCGAATTCGTTGACGGCGTCGTGGAGGGGGATGACGGCCTATTCGCAGTACGCGGCAAGGTCCCGTCGCCCGCGCAATTCAACAACTTAGGGCTCATCATCAAGATGGAGACACATGACCACTTAAATGAGGCATCCTTCTGTGGTCTGGTGTTCGATCCTGATGACTTGTCTAATGTTGCTGACCCAGCAGAACTGTTGTGTAAGTTCGGCTGGACGCATTCAATACAGATGCGCGCGGGCCCGAAGAAATTGAAATCCCTCTTGAAAGCCAAAGCTTATTCCTTGGCATATGAACTGCCCCGCTGTCCGATAGCAAATGCTTTGGCGAGGTATGCTCTAAGGGTAACGTCCAGTTCGAAACCGCTCTGGAGTGCCGTGGATAAGTGGAAATTGCAGTGTCGCATACCTACCGCCGGCGTGTTGGAACGTTTGGCTATGGGGGTACCGACATGTAACCGCGTCTTGGTAGCGCGTGTGTATGGCATTGACGTGCCTACACAGTTGGCAATCGAGGGGTATCTCGACAGTCT